GGAATGACTGCGCTAGTGTCTCGCGCTGAAGGAAGTACTTAGCATGTTGATCGTAGACGCGAATGAAATCATCACTAGTTACGTATACGCATACATCGCCGGGATGAGGGTTGAAGCAATATATGTCTTCAATTAGCTCCACACTGCCACCTTCATCAAGCGCGTTGGTATAAAGTTCACGATACGCTTGCCACAGCTTCCAATTAGCTCCCAAGTGTGTAGTGAATGGTAGTTCGTGAGCAGGTTGTGGGTCGTTGTCCACTACGCGATAGTAGATGAAGTCAAACTCCTTATCACGGAATTTGTCACGCCTTGTGAAGAATGTATACACTGTATAGTCACCACCATCGTTAGCAACGTGTACATCAACCTTGCAGTTGTGGCGCAGTAGTGTGGCTATGGCATACTTGAAGCCAGTGCCGAAGAAGCCAATAGCTTTTTCATCCTGCTTAGCACTCAGGCCGAGCATAGTGAAGGCACGTTTGTCAAGCGTGCCGTTGTTGTAGAAACAGATTGCCTTTGTCATCTTGTATCCCCATTGTTGCGTGGTAGGCGAGCTATTAAGCTTTCGAGTTGTTTAGCTTCATCACTTGCTACTTTATCTTCCTGTGCTTGCAGCTTAGCTACTAACGCTGGACGATAGGCTACACGACCAGCTTCTTCAACTGCACTTACTATCAGCAGTTGTATGTTGTTAAGTCTACTCACTAGTTCAACAGCGTGACGCATGTAGTGATCGCGTTCGACTGTTGCTGTCTTCAGTCTACTCTCTAGCTGGTTGTTGCGCTCCTTCAACAGCGACAACTCAGCCATCATTCTGTCTGCTTGCAAGCGTAAGTCGTCACGCTCAGTGACGATCAACTGTATAGCTTCAACGCCACGTGCAGCTTGTTCATGTAGAACGTCAGGCTTACCGTTGGTGTTCATCACTTGTCCCCTGTTGCTGGTCTGATGATGATGCTGTTCACATACGCTTCAGTACGTGTACATTGTATAGCCATTCCATTGGGGTGTAGTTCCATGTAGGTGCCACACCACAAGTCACTATCGCCACTGCGTTTGTCAGTAGCAGTCCACACTTGCCATGCGCCCTGCTTGTACACAAGCATATGCACTCTAGTACCCGGCTGTAGCCAGATGTTCGCTTGGTTATCACTCATGTCAGTGTACGCTGTCATTGGGGGTTCTAGGAGTGGCAAGTACGACCATAATCGACGGATAGCAGATAGCATCGAAGCAATCATCGCAACATATGCCAATGACAGTAACGAACGCATTGTGTTGCTCTCCCTTGATTACTACTGCGTCATTAGCTTCACCAAGTGCTAGAGGTGAGTGGCACATTACACACAGCTTGTGCAGTGGTTGCATGAGTGTCATCGTGTTACATCTCTCTCAGTGAACGTGATACCAAGAGCAGGATCACCGCGATAATGAGGCTCAATCCACACACTATAGGCAGGATCATGGCGATTATAGTGGCGGAAGTGTCCCATAACCTTGTGGTAGCGTCTATGTTGTACAGCATCACTACTCTCCGTGTCAGGTTCGTTGCTAGGCATGTAAATTCCACGCGTGCTGGCGGTCGCCCGCTCGCTCGCATTGTAGCGCTTCATAGGCTTACAGATGCGTAGACGGATGCGTCTGTATTCTAACAATGGCGGCTTACCATGTTTACGGCGTGCTGCTTGTTTACGTGGTTGCCACTCAACCTTCTCGTCGCTATACACCTTAGGCTGCGTGACAAGGAAGATGCCGAAGATTAGTTCGGTGACGATACCACCGAGTGTGTTCTTAGCATCTTCATCTTCACTCTCGATGTACTTACGATTGTGTGCATAGACTACCCAGAATTGCAGCGCTTTGATCTGTGGTCTGTCTTTAGCAACACCACTTACCATGCGCGGAGGCCAATGATCGAAGTCGATTACGTAGGCTAGACTGCTGATGCTGCCTAGATCGTGGAAGTCTGTGCCTATGATGACGTAGAAGCGTACATTGCCGTTAGGCATGCGTACTACTAGAGCACCATACTCAGCACGCTTGACTTCATACACATCACCTATACCTAGGACAGATTTGTACTCTATCCAGAAGTTGTCGAACGGCAGCTTGGCACTAGTCAGCATACCTTCGTAGGTGAGTTGATGATTGTCATGCATCTCATACAGTAATGACGGTACATCGTCAGTGAACACTATACGTTCAGCCAACGTGTTAAGCACTGCTACGCTAGAGTGAGGATTGAACTGATCGGGAAGCTTGAGATGTTTAACAACTACGTGATCGTGAGGTGAAGTCATACGACGGCCATAGAGCCATGATTGTGCTAGCACACTAGCCTCCTATTGTAGCTACGCTGAGCTATACATTGTATAGCCAGCAATGGCCGGCACGAATGTGCCGGTTCGCAGCCTTCCTTCGTTTGTTCGTATTAACAAGCGTATCTGCCTAACTGACTACACTCATTGTCTAGCATACCGCTTAGCAATAGTGCTAGTAGTATAGTAGCTATGATTGGACCTACTACTACGAACAGTGCGTGTGTTGTTGACATAGTTATGTATCCCCTAGTTAGTTGTTAGTGACGCTATATGCGTGACCCGCGTGCAGTGTTGTGGCGTCCTGTATGCGTGGGAGTTATTCCACATACATAGTAAGACACACCGCACGCGGGCTAGTAGTCACACCGTGGCTACTAGACTTTAGGCATGAACTCCACACGCGGAAGTTCATCCCATATACCACGACTACGCTTACGCTTACTACGCAACATAGCACCTAAACCAAGCACACTACCAAATAACCAAAGTGCACCGGGGATAGGTGTTTCACCGGGAACATCGAACGGTGTTACACCAACACTACAGCAATCAACTAGCCCTGTCTTGCCAGTTGTACCACTGATAATGTCGAGTGCCATGAACGATGCTAGATCACCGGGAGGAATAGTTGACAACTCAGCAAAGTCATCAAGCGTCAGACCTGCGCCAGTGATGCGGAATGACAACGGGCCGATTAGTCCGTTACCACCACCATCTACAGTCTTGTCAATGCCGTACTCAAACACACCTAAGCCATCATTGTGAATGGCTCCTGCATGTTGTGACAACAGCCCTCCACCGAAGCCATCGATAACAGTGAAACCGGCTGCGGAGAAGTTAGAGTACGTTATATCCACATTCGTAGTCAGGTTGAATGTGAATGTATATAGTCCACTGCCGATGATCTTGTTGCCGTTGAGCGGCGTGATAGTCACATCGACAGTGTTAGCATCGACCTGTGTACCAGTAATAGTTGCGAAGCCAGTTACTTGTGGCCCGCAACCATCAGTGCAGTGATCGCTAGTGAAGGTAGCTGCTATGCTACCTGTAGTACTCAGTCCCACTAACAGCGCGAGTGCTGCTAGCATTCCACTTATCAGCCTCATGTAGTCTCCTAGGAGGTGAGTGTTAAGTGTGGTCACTCACCGTTACCACTGCCACTCATGCTATACATCTATACAATGTATAGACTATGCCGCCTTAGCTACTAGTCCTTCAGCAGTTGTCCACAATGCTTGGTTGATAGTGACATTGCGATTGACATTGTTGATAGGACTAACGCGCCTAATAGTGTTGTGTGTTTGATACATCATACCGCCGCGCATGACGTTTTCCTGTATGACATTCATCACCGTGTAGAGATCGTCACTAGTATCTTCCTTACGACGCACATGCAGCATGCGTTGGCGCATATCAGCTACGAAGCTAGCACTACGTTCACTGCCAAAGCGCTGATAGATAGCAGCGTCAGCTAGCAGTATACGCTCACCTATGTTTGTGATGCGTGACTTCATAGCATCTACACGTGCACGTAGTTTAACAATGTGTTCATCAATGTCTTCAATCTCTAACATGATCTGCTCCATCAAGTCAGGAGCTAGATGCCTGAATGACTTAGCATACAACAAGTCACCAGCTACCATGCCATTCATGCAGATGAACTTAATCATACCTAGCATTAGCTTCACCGGCTTAGTACCATCATGACTATCAAGCACAACTATCTCAGGTGCTTCATCACGCTTATCGTAAGCATCATGACGCATACGCACCATCACTGCGCTATACTTCTTATGTCCACCCTGCACACTGCTAACTTTGAAACCTCTGCGATGTATGTGCAGCAGTATGTCATAGGTGTTAGTGAAGCTATACTTGCTGCTCATGCGTGGGTGTGCAGTTGTAGCGAATAGTGCAGGTGTTCTACGCACCATTGCATCTTGATCTTCAAAGACACGTGCAGTGTCGATGCCTTCCATCTCAGGTACACTGAGAAGCGGTAGTTGCATTTGTTGCATTGAAATCTCCTATACATTGTACAGAGCTATAAGAACGACTAAAGCACCTAGCAGCGTTCCAGCTACTAAGTGCATAAGCACTCCTGACATTCTCTCTATCACCACACCCATCGGTTGTGTCCCTCTCGATTGCAACAAGTAGTATATCATACCTGAAAACAAATGCAAGTCTCTATTAGTTGCAACATGTAGTAATTAACCCATTGAGCCAACACAAGTAATAGAGTTTATTGTTTATATACAACTACTACTGCCAGCTACTAACATGTGTATGTACAATGTACACTCGTTGCATGTAGTTATAGCAGCGAGCGAGTTGTGATGTGAAGCGAGCTATGGAAGGCTAGTGCCTTCTAACGTGTAGCTGTGCAAGTAGCGGCGCATGAGGTGGCGGGCACAAGGGCGTTTTTTATAACGCGCTGTCTGTTGCGGATAATCTATACAATGTACAGCCTAATTGCAGACATGAAAAAACCCCTGCAGCATTTGCGCTGCAGGGGTTGTTAGTTGGCAGTTAGTTACGCTGCTTTACGCTTTGCCTTTTCGGGCTTAGCAGCGAGTGACTTGAACGCTACTCTAGCTGCATCCTTTTCTTCGCTAGTCATAGCTGCATCAAGTCGCGCCCACAGTGCGTGTGCACTCTCACGTGTCTGCCTGCTAACACCGTCAATCTTTCCTTCCATCGCAAGCGGTGACAAGGCGGTGTCTAGCTGCACAAGTGTTTTGCCAATGTGTGACACTGGCAAAGCTTCCACGTTTCCACCTTTGCCCTTGTTAGGTGTCGCTTTCTTTTTGCTACCGCAAAGCTTCAGAATTGTAGCGGTAGGTGTAGCTGCAGTAAATTGCTTTTCTACTGCTGCTACATGCTGCAGATCATTCGCGGCAAAGCGAGTGTTTGTAAATTCAATCGGCTTGCCTTTCGCGTCTGTTGCACTGCTACGGACAAAGCAAGTGTAGACTGATGTAAGGTCAATCTTTTCGATGTGCACTAGCCTTGTCTTTCGCAACACCGCAACACCTCTGTAGGTATCAAGTGCGCGGATTAGCTGCAGATTGATTGCACTCTCAAGCCGACCTAACTCAGCGAACGTACCGTCTTGCTTCTCAGTGCGCTGCTTCGCTTTCGGTAGCGATGACTTCGCCTTGATGTGCTTGATGCCCTCTGCAGTCTTATACCAGTAGCTAAGCATCACTTCGCGCACACTGTCACCGGCCTTTTGAGCACGAGTGACTTGAATGTCCAACTCAATCAAATCCGGCTCATGAGCGTGGACCATGTAGATGCCACTCGTGTCTGCTTCGCGCTTGTTCTTTGCATACTTCAGAATGTCCGCGCCGAATGTCGTTGCTGACTTCTGATTATGTTTGCGCTGCTTGATCGAAGCAGGAGCGGTGGTGCTTTCAACAACTTGCGTCATGACTTGGTATCCCTTTTCAAGTGCGTTGATACGGAATGCATCAACTATCAATCATTGTACTCTCATTACAATCACATGCAAGCGCTATGTTTACTGCTTAGTCGTTACTACTACTAAATCAGCTAAGTACTAATGTGACGAATACTAACCAGCCCACAGTATAACGTGCACACTTATTGATTGGCTATACATTGTACACATAACGCACTACTGCACATGCCAGTGCTAGAGCGCTGCAGCAATCTATACATTGTACAGATAACACCGTGAGGGTGATGCGCCCTCGCGTCCTAATCACGTGTGATGTGTGCGCTGCTATGTGTGAGTGTGTACATTGTATAGCTGCTTGCGCTGTGAGTGTGTGTGCTTGTGTAGTGAGCGAGTGAGTCCCCCGCCAAATGGAAAACGGCTGTAGCTAGCTTGGCAGTTGCAAATGGAAGGGCGTCAGCACACTCGTAAGCCCCTAACAGTTGTAAATTGTATATAGCTAAAATCCCAAAGCGTGCACGTTGTCAGTACTTGGGTGTGTATAGCTGTTTGTAGTTGTTTGTAATTTGTAGTATTAGGCCACGGCTGCGAACCGCCCCTTCGGGGCGGCGTATGTCGTGATTGTGTAGTGAGTATGCGGTGTAACCTATTGACAAACACCAGTAATTGTGCTAGGGCCGATGATAAGCACAATCGCTAGTACACAGGAGCATACATCATGCCAAGTTGGGCAGGTCTTTGGGACAATGTATACGGACAGCCGTATACACCTATTCAACAAGCCACAGCGACAATGCGTAGTGTTGCTAGGCTTACAGCATCCGTAGGTGGTCAGTATTTTGGTGAGATAGGCCGTGCGCTTGCTAACGGTGTAGGTGCCAATGCTGAGTACACTATTGCACAAGTGAAGGCTGTACAAACAGATGGCTTGAACCAAGGGGGCTTGCGGCCTATTGTACCGTTTGCTGTAGTACCTCTACACGCTACAACCATCACTGAGAAAGAAGCCTTCCAGTCACAGATGACGCCGTACTTCGCACCTATGCCTAATCCGGCTACACCTTATGTAGCGACGAGCGGCTATCCTGTTGACAAGTCGGGCAACGGTGGTGGCGGTAAAGCTGGTACGATCAACTGATCTGTACAATGTATAGCTCTCATTAGGAGTACCACTATGCCTGACATGCCCAACATACCGCCGCAGATACTTGCAGCACTACAACAACAGCAGCAAGCTGGTGCTAGCGCTCCTGACATTGGTGACATGTTACAGCAGTTGATGCAAATGTCGCCTGATGAAGTAGCGACGGTGTTGCAGCAAATGGGCATACAGGTGACGCCAGAGCAAGTGCAGAGCGCGGCAGAGAATTGGGTAGATCAGGCGGCAGATAGTGCGAGTGGTAGCAATCCAGACGATGAGACTGCCGAACCTACTCCTGACAATGAACCGGCTGAAGGTGAAGCTGCTCCCACTGCTAACAACCTCGAAACTGCTGAAGCTAGTGCCGGTGAACAGCCTAGTGCTGAAGGCGATGAAGGTGAAGACGGTGGTCAACTCCCACCTAATGCACAACCCACAGCACAACAAGGTGGTGGTGAAGGTGTAGGTGTAGGTGCAGGTGGTGAAGTTGATCCTCGTATGGCTGCTATGTTAGCAGCACAAGGTGGAGGTGGTGCTATGCCGCGTGGTCCTGCAGGTATTCCTACTGGTGGTCCTATGGACGACCTAATCAGTGCACAGATGATGCAACGTGCTGTTGGCAATCCTAATGCTACAGTACCACAAGGCCCCGGTGTAGGAGGCAGCGGCGGCGTGCCTATGCCACGTAGTGCTAATGCTATTCCTACACCGCGTGCTGGCGGCGGTGCTAACAACCCGCGTATGGCTGCAATGATTGCTGACATATACCGCAGCACAGGCGGTAAGACAGGTAGACAACGACAACCGTCAGCAGCCCCCGGTAAGACGAAGAACTTAGCACGATGACAGACTTACCACTTGCAAATGGCCTCGTCATCGACACGCGGACCGGTCAAGCGATTGTTCCAACAACATCGCCTGATGCAGTCATACAACAACAGACAGCACGCTCTAAACAATCTCCCGAAGCGGCTACTGTTCGCGGTCGTGATCGTAACAATCGGCCTGTTCGTCGCAATCTCATTGATCTACCAGCAGACACCAAGGCCGTAACTACAACAGGTGTAGTATGGCTCTACTTCACCTTAGGAATAAACGATGCTGAGATAGCTGAAGCAACCGGCTTGAAGTTGTCTCAAGTTGACATGATTAAGGGCCTACAGCTATTCGGTCAACTCGACGCGCTGGTGAAAGAGAACCTAGCGCTGCTTGAAGCTGACAATGTACAGAAGCGCATTGACCGTATGAGTGGCAAAGCACTAGACGGCTTAGAGGACATACTAGAGGATGAAGACACCAAGCCAGCTACGAAGTCGCGCATACTAATGAACATGCTCGACCGTGGAGGCTTCTCACCTAAGCAAGTCATGGAGCATAGGCACTCACTTGAAGGCGGCTTAGTCATCCGTCATATACGTGAGATAGCACAGCCCAAGCAGATGCCTAGCATTGACATTACGCCTGTTAAGGAGAAACACAATGGCAATCGTCCCGAATAAAGACGGACAAGGTATCAAAGCTAACGGCGCTGTGGGTGATGTTGACGTTAGCTATTGTACACCTACCACGTTCGCTAGTGGTGTACCTAGCACTGTAGGCTTCACTGGTGAAATCCGTGTAGATAGTGCAACTGGCGACTACTTCCGTAACTTAGGCGGTACTAAGTGGGCTGATGCAAAGTAATGGCACCGCGCGCACGTACAGTCAACGTAGCTGAGCGTCCTGAATTGCTGTTGAAGGAGAACAGCCTTCAAGACCGCTTTCTACATTCACGTGCTAAGGTGCAGATATACGGAGGGGGCTTTGGTAACGGCAAGACAACGGCAGCAGTTATTAAAGCACTACAACTATCTGATCTGTACCCCGGTAGTACTGGCCTCATCTCTAGGTCCACCTATCCTAAGCTCAACGACACTATACGCAAAGAGTTTCTTAAGTGGTGTCCTCCTAAGTGGATCGTCAGCTTTAGCACAGGTCAAAACGGCGATAACATCTGTCATCTCAAGAACGGTACAACTATCTACTTTCGTTACATCGCACAGCAAGGCACAAAGACAGAAAGCAGCAGCAGCAACCTACTAAGTGCAACATTCGATTGGGTGATCGTTGACCAAGTTGAAGACCCTGAAATCACGCATAAAGACTTCCTTGACCTTTTTGGTCGTTTGCGCGGTCGTGCTAGGTATGTTGGTGATGACCCTCATATGCCTGTTACTGGGCCACGTTGGATGATGTTGACATGCAATCCAACAGGCAACTGGGTCTACACGAAGCTAGTACGTCCACTGCAACAATACAAGAAGACCGGAGTAGTAACTGAAGACCTCATATGCGTGCGCGATATAAACCGCAAGCCGGTGCTTGATGAACATAGCAAGCCGCAGTTGCTTATCGAAGTTATCGAAGGTAGCACCTACGAGCTACGTCACGTGCATGAAGCTGAGGGCGGCGACTTCATTCAGACGCTCGAAACCATGTATCAGGGACAGCAACGTGACCGTTTCTTGCTCGGTCGTTGGGTCGCCTACGAAGGTCTTGTATACCCACAATACGATAGCTCTATACATCTACTGCAAGAGGGCGACATACATGCTCTGCTGGATGGGTATGTAGAACAACGCTATCATGCAAACTGGCTCGAAGCATATGACTACGGACAAGCGCAGCCTAGTTGCTATGGTCTTGCATTCGTTACGCCTGAGCAGCACGTTATTCTGTGCGATGGCTTCTACCAAAAGGAAATGTCCATTGACATGCAAGTTAGTGCTATACGGCGTATACGTGCCGATTGGAGTGCTGAACTTGACGACATGCACAAGATCAACGCTGATCCCTCAATTTTTGGTAGACGAACAGTTAACAAACGCACCGTGGGAAAGACGATAGCTGACATGTTCAAAGACGACGACATACGCATGCGTCGTGGAAACAACGATGTGGCAAATGGTATTATCAAAGTCGGAAGCTATCTTAATCTTAATCGTAATCTGCTTCATCCTATTCATCGCGTTGCTGGCTCCCCGCGCTTGTTCGTTAATGCAAAGCTCGATTGGTGGACAGACGAAGTAGCTGGATACTTCTGGCAACAGAGTACATCGGGTGAAAGAATAGACAAACCAACAGATCGCAACGATCACGCTATGGACATGACTAAATATCTACTAAGTGAGATGCCAGATATAGGCAAGTTCATACTGCCTGAGAATGAGCGCATACCATCGTGGATGCTGTGGCAAGAGCGTGACAAGAGTGTAGAGAACCCTAGGGCACACCGTTATGGCTGATAAAGAGCTATTCGATGTAGCTGCTGAAGTACGCGGTGAGACAGAGAAAGCCTTTCGCCTGTACGATGGTAAGCGCACTGAGTGGGTTCCGAAGTCGCAAGTTGAAGACAACAACGATGGCACGTTCACGATGCCGATGTGGCTTGCTAAGGACAAGGGGTTTGTGTGATGCTTAGGCTGTGGGGCATACGGCACATTCGGTACTTCTACTTGCGTTACAAGATGAACCAACATTATGACATGTGGGCGCAGTTAGGTTCATTACCAGTTTACATAGACCGTGATTATGAAGTACTTGATGCAATCTGGCGAGGTGAACGCTAATGGCTGGTGAAGACGACTACGACAATCCGCCTCCTGCTGCACCTGCTAGCGACGTGAACAGCTATGAAGGTGTCATGTCTGCAGATCAACAACCTGTAGACGATCAACCTGTCTACCGTGTGATAGGTGAGAGCAAGATACCTGTCTCTAAGCACCGCGGCCCGTTGTGGCGTTCGCGCTACGATCAGGGTAAGAGTGCAATGTCTAAGAACTTAGATGCATGGAACGAAGCATACAGGTACTATCGCCATGACCATACCCGTACTAATGCTTCATCACGAGCAGAGGAAGATAGTACAGCCGGTAAACCCCTCCAAGGTTCGATTGACAGCACTGAGAACTTGGTGTTTGCGAACGTCAGCGCTCTCGTTCCTATGCTATTCACTAAAAACCCCGAAGCAGAGTTTACCAGCGAAGATAAGACAGATGAACCGAAGCAACGCACACTTGAGAAGCTTGTAAACACACTCGCCGCAAAGAAAACATCGCCGGGATTGAACCTAAAGCGTAAAGTGAAGCGCAACATAGTATCTACTACACTAACCAACGTCGGTTGGTTTGAAGTTGGCTACACCTTGCGTGAAGACAGCAGTGAAGCAGCGCTAGAAGAAGTACAAAGATTGAGCGCTGAGTTAGAGAAGGCTAGCAGTCAGAAGGACATTAAGGAAGTTGAAGGCAAGCTGCTGGCGTTAGAAGAAACCATTGACATGCTAACGCCTAGTGGACCGTGGGTGAAAGTGCGCCGACCGGATCAAGTCATCGTCGATCCTACTGCTACTGACTTAGACCTTAGCGGTCAGTGCAACTGGATCATGATTGAAGACTTGATGTACACATCACTAATACGCGCCAAGTATGGACGCAAGAAGCCCGACAGTGATGAGTGGGAGAGTGTGTTCAGCCCTACGAATGTCATCAAGGCTGGCGTCAGTCCAGATCAAGGTGAACGTGGTCAGACAGACAACTTCCAACTGTTTAGCTACTCTAGCAGCGAGTACAGCAAGTACGGCTACACCGATCAACGCAGCTTCCTAGCTGCACAGATGACAAAGGTGTGCTATGTATGGGATAAAGTCACCAGACGAGTTGAATTATACAACTGCAATGACTGGTGCTATCCTCTGTGGGTATGGGATGACCCTTATAGCCTTGACCAGTTTTTCTCTGTGGTGCCGATGGAGTTCCACACTGATCCCATCACAATGTACGCCAAAGGCGAAGTTACATATTATCTCGACCAACAAGATGACATAAACATCATCAACAATGAGTGGTCGAAGGTACGTAAGTTCGCTGCTGGTAAGGTAGCATATGACAAGAACGCGCTCAAAGATAGTAGTATGCTTGACGCACTCATATCAGGGACAACAGACACTAACTCAATCGGTCTGGACCTGCCAGAAGGGAAGAAACTCGGTGACGTACTCGGTCCACTGTTGCCACCAAGTGCTGACGCAATTAAGTTCTTCGACAAAAAACCAGTACTTGAGGCAATCGACCGTCTATCAGGCGTCACATCTGTGCAGCGTGGTGTAGAGTACAAGACAAACACCACAAACCGCGCCATTGAGAGCTACGAGAGCCAAACACAGACGCGTGCTGATGAGAAAATGGACGCAATCGAAGACAGCGTTGGCACTGTCTTGTGGTTAGTAGCACAAATGTGCTTGCAGTTCATGGAAAAGGATGAAGTTGCCACGCTACTTGGTGATGAATTTGCTTCAAGTTGGGAGAAGATGGATGCAGCTTCAATTAGGCAGACATTCACGCCTCGTGTTGTGGGTGGTAGCACTCTTAAACCTACTAGTCGGGCGAAGAAAGAGCAAGCACTGCAAATTTCGCAGATCATCGGTCAGTTCACTCGTGCGACACCCATTGCAGCGGTAGTTGCTCTCAAGGTTCTGGCTAGCGCGTTCGACAACGCTGTCATAAGTCAGACAGATTGGGAGCTAATTTACAAAGGCATCATCAAAGAGACAAGTGGACCGCCGCCAGAACAGCAACAACAAGATCAACAAGACGAACAAGGTCGGCAACAAGGCCAAGATCGCATGGTCGAGTTGATGAAGATAAGGCAACAAGGCGCAGGAGGTGCAGGTGGTCCACCACAAGGTGCACAATCGCCACAAGGTAGTGCTGGTGCTGGTGGTGGGCCACAGCTTGACGATATTGCGTCGATAGTGCAAGAAGTCGCTAGACTTATCGACGGACTTCCGCCTATGATGAAGCAACAACTCGGTATGCAGTTGGCTCGTGGGCGTAGTGTTGCTGATATAGCAGCGCAGATGATACAACAGATGCAGCAAGGTGCTACAGCATAGGAGGCTACAATGCCTAAAGAAGCAGAAGACTTGATGGATGCAGTAGGTAACACCTTCGGCATACAAGAGACACCTGCACCGACTGAGGGTGACACAGGTGGTGATGAAGGACAACAACAAGAGTTGCCGCTAGAGCAGCAACAAGGAGGCGAAGATGGGCGTGAACTTCAGCAGCCTCAGGGAGAGGGCGAAACTGGATCAGACGTACATAGAGGCAAGTCAGGAAGTAAAGATGAGCAGCTATTCTCTGAAAAGCCTAAGAAAGGGCCAAAAGGAGAGCTACTTGGCAAGAATGGCGAAGTGGTTGCTGCAACTAGACGCGAAAAACAACTCGCGTACAACCTTAACCGCGCACAGTATGCAGCTAATCAAGCATCTCGCCAACTCCGTGCGATGCAGACGCACTTCCAACAGTATCAAGCGCTAGATGCTGTGATGAAGCAGAACAACTTGTCGCCGCAGATGGCACAAGAGGCTCTGCAGCTACGAGCTATGGCTGAACGCGATCCTATTACTGCCGTGCGCGACATTGTTGCACGTGTTCTGTCTACTGGCGTGACTATGGAGCAGTTGTTTGGTAATGACGCTGTTCCGGCTATCAATGCACGTGTCATTACTAATGAACTCGATAGACGCTTAGGACCGCTAGAGCGGCAGACGCAACAACAGCAAAGACAGCGACAAATTGAAGAAACTGCACAAGTGCAGATGGAAGAATTTGTCCAACAACACCCTCATGCTGAGACACATGGTGTGGAAATCAGCAACCTAGTATCGCAACATGGCTTGACGCCAGAGCGTGCGTACTTTGAGCTTCGTAGTTGGGTAGAACGCAGAGGTTTCGACTTTACGTCACCACTTAGGCCGCAGATTGAAGCAGCTATGCAGCGCCAACAGCAAGCCAATGGTGGACGTAGACGGTCAACTCCCGGCAACATGCGTGGAGTAGCACCTAACGGCGTTCCTACTCACAACACTGCAAATTCGCGTGGAGACTTCAAGTCTAATGCACCTTGGCGTGACATTGCGGCAGCGGTCTTCACAGAACTCAACTCCAAGTAGGACACAGACACAATGCCTGTACTCCAAAACGTCCTCGCTACTACTATCGAGCGTTCGCGCAAGAAGTTGATAGTAGCAGCTATGCAGAGCAACGCGCTGATGGCGTGGTGCTTCGCACGTGACCGCATTGAGAACGAGAGTAGCGGTTACAACATCACTAATCCACTGCTGACGGGCCGCAACCCGACAGTAGGCAGCTATCAGTACTACGATAGCCTTCCTGTGCAGCAGACACAGGAATTTATCAAGCTAGAGTACCGTTGGTCACGCATCGCCGGTACTGTTATCATCAGCAACCAAGAGGAAGACGAGAACAAAGGTGAGCAAGCTGCAGTTAAGCTGCTTCAGGGCAAGCTTGAGGCTCTTGAACTCAGCATCAAGGAGAAGTTCTCAGGCTACCTCTACGGTTTGGGTGGTGGCAACGATCCTAATGGTCTTGCACTTCTTGTACCTGATGATCCTACTACAGGTTCTCTTGCCGGTGTGGATCGTGCGCTTGAAGTGCAATGGCGATCTTCTTCGTATGACTTTGCCGGTACTCTCAACAGTACCAACATCGAAGAAGCTTATGATGACGTATTGCTCGACCTCAAACAAGGTACAGAGCGGCCTAAAGTCATCATCGCTGGCCGTAATCACTATCGCTTGTACCGCGCTGCTGTTCGTAGCAAGCTTACCATCCCGCTTACCAACACCAGCAGCGGCAAGCGTATGATGGACTTGGGCTTCGACGGTGTAAGTCACAATGGTGTGCCGATCATCTATGATGAAAGCTGCCCCGTTGATCGTGCGTACTTCCTTAATGACACCTACCTGCGTCTTCATATCCTCGGTGACAACAACATGAAGAATGTTGACTTGACAGCACCGTGGACGATTGACGGCTACGGCCAGCGTGTCATCACGCAGTGCCAGTTCTGCACGTGGAAGCAATACCGCACACATGCAGTCGTCAACGATTAACCGCTATACAATGTATAGCTAAAGGAGCAAGTATGGCTGAAACGCCCTCAGTAGTGAGCTTCCAAGAGAAGCGCGCAGCATATACGATGGACGAGCGTAAGAAGCCCGTTCCAGCGTACACTATCGAACCGATGACGCGTAAGACTATCGTCAATCGCACTGTTAAAGATGAAATCGGTTTCAGAGTAGTACCAACTGAAGTAGTGCTTGAAGGCTACATGGTACGTACACTGCGCGGTGATAGTGCATTCCTCTCACATGAAGATGTAGTGCGCTTGAAGCTCAACAAGAACCTTGTTCCTCTGTTGATTGAAGGCGGCGACGATACACCAGTTGGGATGCAGCAAATGAGTGCTGCATTGTCAGACAAACAGAAGACAGCGCTCGATATTCTCACGAAGCTCGTAGAGAGTGATCCGTCACTCGTTGAAAAGCTGCTTGCGAGTGGAGAGCAAGAGACAGTAGAGGAATAATCACATGGCGGTACAAGTTGCTATCCCCGGTATGCGCCGCATCAATCACCGCGTAGCTGATTGCTGTTATGCGGCTGATGTGAGCGTTGATGGACACAGTACAGTTGACATTCCTGCGTGCGTTGCAGCGGGTGCTGCTGTACTAGCTAACGGCGTCATTCTCGCTGCTGCTGGCAATGTTGCGCCAGCAGTTGTACAGAACGACGCCATCATGGGTCGTTATGGTCGTAACGTCACTGTTACTTCTAGTGCCGGTGGTGCTGGTGTGATCGTGGGTTATGACTATCTCGGTCAAGCCATGCGAGAGAGTGTTACACTCATCGCTGGTGCTGTCACTGGTAAAAAGATGTTCAAAGAAGTAGCGTATGTTAGCTCGGCAGTGGCAGCTACAATCAGCATTGGCGTCGGCGTCATTCTCGGCGTGCCGTATAAGGTGCTGCATACGTCGATGTATGGTGAGTTGACTAGTGATGTTGCTGCAACTGCTGGCGCATTGCTTGCAGGTGTAGTTACGCAGTCGCTCACCAGTGGCGATCCGCGTGGTGCTTATACGCCAAACGCCGCTCCTGATGGTGTACGCACTTATCGCTTCACATGCGTTGTAGATCGTAGCAACCTGCATGGTAGTGCACACGTAATTGTGTAGTACCGTGTAATCTTGGCAACCAACATCAGGAGGTTGAAGTGGTTGAATATGCTCAGCAGTATAAAGGACAGAGTGTTGTCGCAGTGCGTGATGCTAACCCGAATGACCCCGGCTATGAGAAGGACGGTGGTCAGCTCGTGTGTACACTCGCAGATGGCAGTGTAGTGACGCTCAAAAAAGATCAACTGACCAGTGCTGCACCTGCTGCTCACAGTGCAAAGCCTACTACGAAGTAGAGTAGTTCTGAGGGACGGGCGCGAATGGCTCGCGTGGATAGTCCACCACGCGGGCCGTTCGTGTAGCTGTGGAGGTGCAACGTGATTACGTTCGGTGACATTGTTACCAAAGTGTTGCAGCGTCTTGCACTAGTCGAAGGTCTTGACGCGCAGATATATGCTGAGCCGCGTATACAGTTAGCAGTTCAGCACAAGTTCGACATGATATTCCGTGAGTATTGGCTACCTGAGTATACTACATATCAGGAGCCTTACACACTTGACGGTGTTACAGGACAAATCACTGGCGACTTGACAGGCAAGCTCAACGATTGGCGCGATTTACACAGTGTGTTTTGGGAGAACTCACCTAAGCCATTGCCTATAGCGCCGATGAACGTGCGCGATGTTGATATTCAATATCCTAGCCTACGACCACAGGGTAGGAACAAAGCGCGTTGGTTTAGAGTACTGCCTGTCAACACGCAAGGCGTTGTATATGTGACATATCGCACTAAACCCGCTGACTTTGAGAAAGACAGCGACGAGATATTCATAGACACGCAATTACTCATGCTCGGCACATGTTGGGACGTATTAGAAGATGATGGGACAAATCCCGGTGCGAGTGACAAGTTCCGTGTTCTATTCCAAGATGCACTTAGTCAGTTCAACAGACAAACATTTAACATACCACTTGACACTGTTATGTCTTCACGTTCAACCGTCAACAGGTGGCGTTAGCTATGGTGCAGATGCTTACACGGTTAAAGCCACTCGGCAGACCGAAACAGCCGCGGCCTACACCGAAGCTCAATAACACAACTATTAGAGACTTCGGCGGCGGATTGAACGTAGTTGACAGTGAGCAGAACTTGACTGCTAAATTTGCTCCTGTCTTCGACAACATGGTTACGTACACCGACAGGCGTGTAGGTCCACGGTTCGCTTACGAAATGTGGTTGAAGCTGAAGCAAGGTACTGTTAGCACTACCAACGTAGTAGCTGGTGGCATTGCTACACTACTAGATAGCAACATCGTTACTATCCTACAGACAGCGCATGGCTACACGGCTGGCAATCATGTCACCTTTAGTGGCTTCGTTGGTAGTTTTAATGGCATCACTGCGGAGATGATGAATACTACACACGGCATTCGTAAGGTAGTAGACGTTAACACCTATGAGATAGTAGTCAATGGCAAAGCGACAGCTACACAAACCAGTACGCCGCTGAATTGGACTAGTGTACGTGATACACACGCACTAGGCGGCGAACCCGTTGAATGTCGGTACTTCAGCAATTACGTCATTCTATGGACGAGTGCTGGCGAGATATTGACAATCGACCGTGTGAAAGGTGTACAGCGTATATGGGATAACAACATAGCAAACACTGTAGACCCTACACTCCCCGGTTGGAGCTATACTGACTTCGTAGCACACGATGTGTTTGGCAAAGAGCTAATCTGCAGTAACGGACACGATAAACCGCTCACCATAGACTTCACACGTACAACAGGTTGGGTGCGTTATTTAGTTGATCCCGGCAATGCTAGCAGCAATGTCAACGTACCAGCGTTCGACGCATGTAAGTCAGCATTCCGCTATTTCACCATTCACGACACAGACAAAGCACAGTATCCAGATCACGTAACGGAGATACGTGTTGCTGCTAAAGACACAGCAATGGTGTTCACTGGCACCACTAATCCGCAGGACGCTGTTGACATTGATATGTCTAAGATCATAGCAAGCCCTGAACAAGCTGTTCGTGGGTTTGCAGTTATCAAAGACGCGCTACTTGTCATCTCTCCTAGTTCAACGACGATGATGAAGCTTGGCATCTACAATGATGCAGGTGGACACGATCCGCAACCTGTCGATACTATGAACGGATTTGGCAGCAATGCACCGCGTTCGATAGTAGAAATAGGCAGTGACATGTTCATGCTGGACTTCAACGGTGTGCCTAGTGCCAAGTTGTCAACTATCAGTAATGCTGTAGTACCGGAGCGTGTGAGCAACTACATTGAAACGATGATGAGTAAGCACATTGGTCGTATGCGTAAAGAGACTATGCGTACAAAGGCATTCGGCTTCTACGATGGCAAGAACCGTTCTGTTCACTTTTACATTCCTAAGTTTGACACACAAGATGTGCGTAGACTGACAGATGATCCGTTCTACTTCGACACTGATATGGCTGCAGAGGAATTTACCAAGCGCTCGTTGATAATGCGCCATGATGCACACTTGCTAGAGAAGAACGATCAGATCGTCATATCAGGCGCAACAGGTTTCGGTTCAATTACTCCTGCCAACATCAATGGCACTCGCAAAGTGTTAGGTGTGTTGAATGAGAACTATATATTAGTGTCGATAGGTCAAGACCTACCTGCATCAAGTGGCGCCGATGCGCGTGGTGGTGGTAATGTTGTTGACATTACTCCTGTCATCGACGGCACTACTGGTTATATCTACCACTACGTGCCACAGTTGAAGCTCTTTGCATGGTCGCGCTTCAAGACTATGCCACGCGCCGCTACTGGTGAATATCTGCGCTTCAACTGCGGCTGTGGTACGCTTGAAGGTCGTGCATTCTTGTTCACGCCAGATGGCTACATGATGCGTTATGGTTCCGCTGAGAACCCTGTCTACGGTGATTGGTATGGAATGTATGACTTCTCTACATGGACAAGTGGACACACATATCACGCTAACGACCGCGTGTATGACAATCACGATGGCTTAGTGTACAAGTGCTTAGCTGATGTAACTACAACTGCTCCTAGCTTCCAAGAGGCACGCGAAGCTGAGCTTGATAGTTGGGAAGAATACAAAGGTGAGCCTATCAGCTTTGAGTGGGAACTACCGTGGAGCGACTTCGGCGCTCGACAGCACACTAAAGCACTACGCTTCTGTCATGTTGATGCTAACGGCTTAGCACAATTCACTGTCGAACTGTTTACTGACAACATATACAAGAACGCAGCAACAGGTCAACTAGTACCTGCTCGCTCACTCACCTTTGTACCGAATGAAAGCGGCGCATATGGTGCAGGTCCACAAGTATATGGTGCTGGTAGACGTACTAGAGAACAGAAACTATGGCCGATGCCTGTGAAGTGTAAACTGCTTAAAGTACGTACAAGTGGGCAGACTACACAATCACTCTCAATCAGCGCATTCAGCTTCCTGTATCAGAAAGGAAGCGTTGTGCGCGGCTAGTAGATACTACTATGTAGGCTATTGACAAAGTAGAGAAAATGTGCTATCTAGCTTACTATACAAAAAGAAGATATATGGCTCAATCGCCGCTCGTAGAGAGGGGCGATGTGATGGTAGCTAATATACGCGGCTATACTCCTAACTACGGCTTCAAACTCATTAACTTCGACACTCCACGTTGGCATACACATGAGTATGCGAACTGGAACCAGCTTGATAGTATGTTCTTACAACTCGGCACGCCGCCTGTGCGTGGTGAGTGGTTGAATAGTACTTTGTATGTTATAGGCGATAGAACATTTGACGCGCAGACTGGTGATTTGTATAGATGTTTAGTACAACATACAAGCGCTGCAACTGGCACCTTTGCTGACGACCGTACAGCTAATCCTACCTACTGGACATTGCAGCTATTAGGCGTTCCACTGTTTCGTGGTCCGTGGACACCTCTTACGGTGTTTGCTCTTGGTGACATTGTTGTAGTAGATGACTACGCCTACTACCTGTGCACTACGTCGCACACCTCTAGTACTACTTTCCCTCCTGATGCCGCCTTCTGGCAGACGATCTTCGACGCCACCAACATCGTGTTGTCTGTGGATGCTGCGGCAGAGAGTGCAGCAGATGCCGCTCAGTCGGCAGCAGAAGCAGCAGCTAGCGCCGCGGAAGCTAGTCAAGCTGCATCTGCGGCGACGAGTGCACAGAGTGCGTTTCGTTGGGACTTCGATGCTAGTACTGTTGTAGCTGATCCCGGTGTAGGTAAGTCGCGCTTTAATAGTGCTATACCTACTAGCATCACGCGACTTATACTGAGTGCAAACAGCGCCGACTTCGGTAATCCTAATGTCAGCCCTTGGGTCATCACGTGGGATGATAGCACCAACTTAACATCACGCGGTAGTATCTACATTCGCAACACTGCCTCGCCTGAGAACTACATGGTGCTTGATGTTAATGGTCCTGTCATAGACCACGGCACATGGCAAGAGGTGTCAGTTATACACATCTCGCATGGCGGTGTTGTTGCTCCTGACGATCATCTTGCAATCGCATTCACACGTACTGGCAACTCAGGAACGAGTGGCAGCGGTTCGGGTGACATGCAAAGTGCTAACAACCTTAGCGACGTTGCTGATCCACTGGCTGCGGCTGAGAACATTGGTGTTGGTGTTACTGATACGCCTACGTTTGCACAGGTGCACGTTGGTACGCCTACTGTTGACGACCATGCAACGACGAAGTTGTACGTTGATACTGCTAATACCGCACAGAATACTACAATAAACGCGAAGGCCGATAAGACCTACGTTGATAGCCAAGATGCAACTATCGTTGCCGGTTATCAGGCGGCAGATACTACACTGCAAACGAACATCAATGCTAAAGCTGATACGACTTATGTCAACACGCAGAACGCAACGCAAGATACAGCTATAGCGTTAAAAGCTGACAAGACATATGTCGATGCTGCAGATGCACTTAAAGCTCCACTAGCCAGTCCTGCATTCACAGGCAACCCTACAGCGCCTACACCTAGTCAGGGTGACAATGATACTAGTATAGCTACAACAGCATTCGTCACGGCTGCTGTACCGTCTGCCGCTACCGCTGCCGAATACATTAGCAACGCCGCGCCGACCAAGATGCTTACACCCGGCGCGGTGTGGACTGCGGCGGCGGCAGTGGTGGCGCTTACTGATGCTGCGAGCGTTGCGCCAGATTTTTCTCTCGGCCTTGATTTCTCGTGGAATATCCCGTCAGGGACGCGAACACTTGCAAATCCAACTAGCTGGAAGGTTGGTCAGAAAGGGCTGATCCGGCTCATCAATAGCGGCGGCACGATCACTTCCTACGGGGCGATGTACAAATTTCCCGGTGGCGTGAAGCCAACAAGTGTCGTCGGCCAGATTGACATAATTTCCTATGTGGTTATCAGCAGCGGCGACGTCTACTGCACCTTCTCGGCGGGGTTTGCCTGATGCTGGCGGGAAACACACCAGCGTTGTTTGCTCGTCAGGGCGGTGTACCTGTTGGCGCTACAGGCAATGATGCTGACTGCGTGTTGCTGTTACATGGTAGTGGTCCTAACAACTCCACAATCTTCACAGACTACTCAATAGGTAGGCATGGCAATGCGGCTGTTGTTGGCAACAGCAAAGTTAGTACACTAGTATCGAAGTTCGGTAATGGTGCTATGTATTTTGATGGCACTGGTGATAGCATCAACTATCCTAATAGCGCCGATTGGGCATTTGGCTCTGCCAACTTCACAGTTGAATGTTGGTTCAATCGTCAAGGTGGCTTCGGTACTGTACAAGTGTTGTTCGGACAATCTAATGCAACAGGTGGGCGTGTTGTTGACTTTGACATTGGTACTAACAACAAGATAAGCGCTGTATGCTTCTCAGGAGGTAATCCTGTTGTCAACATAACCAGCCTGTCAACCTTCGCTGGCAGTGGTTGGCATCACATTGCACTTGTTAGAGCAAGCACGCTGTTCTATCTATTCATCGACGGTGTAACAGAAGGTACTGCTTCGTTCGCTGGTTCGCTGGATGCTAGTGGTAGTAAATTGTCTGTAGGCAGACTTGGTGAAGCTACCACAGGGTTTGACTACAACGGCTATATTGAAGAACTACGCATTAGCAAAGTGTCACGTTGGACAGGCGACTTTACACCTCCTATACAGCCATACGGTCCTGATCCTGATTTCTTCACGAAGCTACTGCTGCACATGAATGGCACAACAGGCTCGACGCTGTTCTTCGACGCTTCGATGTATCTGAAAGGCTATGCCACAGTTACAGGTGATGCTAAGGTTTCGTCAGCACAGGTCATGTTCGGTACTGCATCAGGTCTGTTCGACGGTGCAGGTGACAAGATAAGTTATCCTTACAATACCGATTGGGAGTTTGGCACTGGCGATTGGACTATCGACTTTTGGGTGCGTGTGAATGCTATTGCACCAACGTGGAACGGGTTAGTTTCACACATCGGTCCTGACTTGAATGACCGCTTGTGGATTGCTATTGATGGCACTACTGGTGCTGGCAATGCTAAGATCACTGTTGAAGCGTACAGAACGCCTGGTCCTGTGCGTTATATATACCTAGTTGATAATACTGTACCAACTCCTACAGGAATATGGATGCACGTTGCTGTTGTTCGCAGCGGTACTAATATGATGTTGTTTGTGAATGGTGCACTCAAGAGCACACAAGCAGGTTTCACTGATCCAATGGCCGCACTAACTGGTGGTCTGTACATTGGTGCAGCAGACGCCGCTACTAACTACCCAACTAACTGCTTCATTGACGAGTTGCGAGTTAGCAAGGGTATAGCACGATGGACAGCGGGCTTCTCTGTACCTGCTGCACCATATCCACCGACTGATCCTGCATTGGTAGGTGGTAATGATCCATACACGAAGTTGTTGTGTCACTTCGATGGTGCACACAACTCGACAGTAATGGTAGATAGTTCACTCACTCCGAAAGCTAACGGAGTTAACAACGGTAATACATACATCTACAATCCATCAGGAGCCGTTGGCAACACTCTAGGAGCTTTGTACAATCCCGGTGGTGGTTACGTCACATTCGCAAATCATGCTGATTGGGAATTTGGCAACGGTGACTTCACGATTGATTGGTGGGAGAACCGTTTAGGTGGAGTGTGTGCTATTGCACGAGACTTGCCATCTGCAATGCCAGCATTCATTTTGTCATATGCCAGCGGAGGCATTCGACAAATCTACATGACCAGCAATGGTAGTGCTTGGGACATTGCAACAGGAAGTACGGCTAACTTCGGATCATGGGCTTCTGGTGTTTGGGAGCATCTTGCTGTAACACGGCAAGGCAACACATTCCGCGCCTTTAAGAACGGCGTACAGCAAACTACTTGGTCGTCATCACTAGCACTCTTAGCGAACTCTAATGCGTTGTGTATTGGTGCGTGCCAGAGCGGACAAAACTATGTGGGTAGCATTGACGAACTACGTATCAGCAAAGGCATAGCACGTTGGACTGCAAACTTCACACCACCAACAATACCGTATTACTAATGATGACACTCGTACTCATCATGCTAACATCACTCGACGGCTCACCGATTTGGGTTGAGAGCAGTCAGGTGCAGATAGTGCGACCTGCAACGCAACAGTGTCAGGCGCAGAATGGATCAGGTATACAAGTTGGCAGTGTAGCTGTCTGTGTGCGTGAGACACCTGACGAGATACGAGAGAAGTTGCAAAGGGTGCAGAAATGACGATGCAAACACACGGTAAGGTTAGCTGGTTCGGTGGACCTAATGACACTGGTGTTAGTCCTAGTGAGGGGCTTGCATTCATCTTCGACGTTGAAACTGCACCGCATTTGTTTCTAGCCTCACAACCGCCTAACACTAGCGGACTTGCACGTAGGCTCAATCCTAGTGTGCCATACATAGCAATGCGTTGGGACTACGACGAGTTCACCAAAGAGCAGCTTGCTAGTATGAAGTACGTTGCACTCGTTCGTGCGCCGAAGACAGGCCGCGCGTTCGTAGCATGGCCTAGCGATTGGGGACCGCATGTAGACACAGATAGAATAGCAGACATATCTCCCGGTTTGATGGAATACTTAGGTATCCAGACAGACGATGAAGTAGAAGTCATCTTCCCGTATCTCCGACCACGTAAGGAAGTAGCATAACAACCACGGAGGCTATGATGCCGCTTAAGAAGTCTGCAAGTAAAGCTGCGTTCAGTAAGAACGTGCGTGCTGAGCGTAAGGCTGGCAAGCCGCAGAAGCAAGCTGTTGCTATAGCGTACAGCGTCAAGAGGAAAGCACAGAGGGGCAAATGATAGCTACTATCATAGGTCTTATCTTCCTACTCATTATCCTAGGTGTGATAGTGTGGGCAGGTCAACAACTGCTCGCACTCATACCACTAGGTGAACCGTTCGCTACCATCATTCGTATACTTGGTGTGGTACTGGTCGTCATAATCGTCGTCTACGTGATGATTATACTACTTGGTATTGCGGGTATAAACGTGAAGATACCGAGTATGAACTGATGAAAGTCATGCCGCTAACAACACCTAAAGAGGGTGTTGACATAGAAGAACTCGCACTATTGCACCACAACGAGTTTGGTGGTGATCGTGACTTTGATGTGCGTGCAATAGCGCGGGCTGTTATACAATGTATACGCGATCCAGAGAGGAAGTACCTCAATGCTTGGGTGGGATATGACAACGACGGTCGTCGTATTGGGTACATCGTTGGCACTATTCGGCCTAGTCTGTATTCTATGGCTGATATAGCGCAGCAAGAAATGTGGTTTGTTGTACCTGAGCATCGTAGTGGGCTAGTTGCAGCATTGTTGATTTGGCACTTTGAGCATTGGGCTAAGGACAAGAATGTTGAACACATATACACGCAAGTTGAACACGATGAACAACCTGAATTAGTTGAACGCATTATCACTATGCTGGATAGATTAGGGTATAAGAAGCAAGGCTACATAGCCGTGAAGCACTTGAAACAGAAAGGTAACGACGATGATCGCACCACACATCGCGGCGTGGGCGTTGCACAAGAGCAAGCAGAACAAGTCGAATGACAACGAGCTACGTGTAGACGCTGGCGACGCTACTGACATTCCTAACAGAGTACGCAAGCCGCGTAAGAAGAAGTACGAGCGCGTGCTAGAGACTAAAGGTGGTGGTGGTTACGTTCCACCTCCGCAGCCGTCGCCTATGGAACAGGCTCAAGCTCGTGAATGGGAAGCTGCTCAAGAGTTTGAACGTGAACAGCGTCGTGCACAAGAAGATAGAGATAGAGAAAACCGTGCCAAGGAAGCAAGCGATGCTGCTTGGCAATCGTCACGTGGTGCAGCATACACAGGTGCATTGAGCAGCGGTACTAACAGACTGCGCTCACTAGGCATCGAGAGCGGTGATCCCTACGGTGTCTACGATCAATTCACTGGTAGGATCAACACTGCTAATCAATCACTACAACCGGGGGCGGACTACTCTAGTGCATTCTCTCCAACTATCCTTGATGAGATACTAGGTGGTGCACGTACTGGTCAACGCAACAAGTACCGTACATCGTTCAACACCGCTATCGACCCGTACTATGCGGAGACTGAGTTCAGTTCAACGCGTGATGATCCCATACTGGCGAGCATCCTCGATCAACAATACAACGATGCACTTGCCGACTTGGATGCAGCACGTGGCCGTGGTCAGGCTTCACAAGCAGTATACGACCGTGCGCTGCGTGATCTTGGCACTGGTAAGGCTACTGCTAATACTGAGTTGCAAGGCATTGGCAGAGGCATCTTGTCAGGCATCACTGGTGACATTAACTCGCGTCGGCAGAGTGCACTCGACCGCGCTGCTGAATGGGACTTCGGTACTACTTACGATCCTAATGCTGAAGCTAACCGCATTCGTAGCTATGCTGGCGAACGTGGTGGTCAGCTTGAAGGTGACATTCGTGGTGCTGTGGGTGGGCGTGAGTTCTTTGACGTTAACTCACTCATTGGCAAAGCTGCTGCACGTGTTGGTAACACTCCTACACCGACTACCGGAGGTAGCAGCGCGTTGTATGATACATTCCAAAATGAAGCAGCAAACAATACGCGCACGAATGAGGGCATCTTCTAGGGAGTACATACGATGGAGATGTTCGGTCTGATAGGTGGTTTAGCTGGTGCTGGTGCGTCTTTGGCTGGCGGCATAATGAATGCTGAAGCACAAGACGAAACCAATCAGTTGAATTGGGCTATCAATATAATGAACATGCAGCAGCGCGAGCGAGAGCGCCAAGAAGCTATCGCTATGGCGTTGAAAGTGCGTGCTGAGCAGAAGCTAGGTACAACAGATATACGCGGCACTCGTACTCACTTTGTGCCGGGTAAAGGTTGGGTAGTTGAAGGTGCACCTGCTGTGCTTGAAATGCAAGCATTGCAAGATGCTGAGCAAAAGAAAGTGCTGCAACATGATCTACCGATGCGTCGGAATGTCATGGACCGCAACTACTCACGTGGCATTGAAGAAGAAGCACTTGCTGATACCTTTAAGAGACAACTACAAAACACTTATACGCCTAGTGACACTGAGTTGGAGGGCGATCTGTACAATGCACAGGCTATGGGTATACGTGAGGCTAGTGGTGATGCTGGTCGTCGCGTGTTTACTCAGGCCATGCGGACAGGACAGAATAGCAACTTCGACGATATAGCAGCTAGCATGATGCGTGAGAACAATGCAGCATATGCTAAAGCTGCACTCAACTCTAAACTAGCTGCTCGTGGTAGTGGTCAAGCTGTCGCTGATAACAGGCGTAAGAACCTGTCGAACTTGTACAACTTATTTGCTACACGTGCTGGTCAGCTACCTGAGACTAACTACAAGCCACAGTCGATTGATACAAAGGGTACACTTGATCCAGCACAAGCAGGTCTACTAAGTGCTGGTAACGCTGCAACTGGTATGTTTGCTAAGAAAGGTGGCGAGCTAGACTACACGCAAGCTAACATGGGATGGGGCAATGCTGTTGCCAGCGGCGGTGCTGCTCTTGCTAGTGCGCTGCGTGGTGCTGGTGGCAGCCGCGGAGGTGTGCAAGGCTTCGGCAGCAGTAGTGGTGGTGATAGTGACATATACACAGGCGGTGAAGGTGACTTCTTCTCGTACTCTTAACAGGTGAAACATGGCACGAACTATGCCAGGTGGCGCTCCTGACTATACGTCGCAAATAGCGGCGCGTGAGGCAGCAGCGAATGATGCTCTTACTAAGCTGTACATCTCACTTGCTGCGCGTAAGGAAGAACGTCTACGTCAGCAAGAGTTCATGAAGGAGATGTTAGGTCTACGCGACCAATACACACGTGGAATGTATGAAGACTTCGGCGCTCCCGGTAGTCCAGATCGTTCTGGCAAGTATCCCAACTACCGCGACGGTGTTAATGCCCCTGTAGCTGCTCCACTTGGTAGTGGTGGTGCAGGTAGCGGTGCTCCTGCTCCTGCTGCGGCTCCTACAATGCAACAGCCGCAAGGTGCTATTCCCGGTAGTGCACCGACTGGACCGCCTATTGGTAAGTTCGGTGCGCTACAACAACCACAACAGCAAGACACTGCACAGAATGATCCGCTAAGTTCTTTCGCACAAGCTGGTCCTGATGAGACTGTCACTCTGAGCGCGCAGACACGACAGCAGAGGCCAGCTTACAACGATCCGCGCTTACCTTCTACTACACGTGGTACACCGCAACGGTTTAGAGACATTGATCCTAAGTTGCTCGCTGCGTGGGATGAAGCAGAGCAGAAGTTCAAGCTGCCGCGTGGCACCATCATGATGACACTAGGACTAGAGAACGCTGGTGGTTATAACATCGGCACTAATCCTAAGTCAGCAGGTGGTGCTAGTGGGTTCTTTCAGTTCACACAAGAGTTAGCACGTGAGCATGGTCTTAAACCTGCAGACCTACAAGACCCATACAAGATGGGCTACGCACTTGCTGCTAACATTGATCGCAATCGCACAAACATGGAGAAGTTCGCTGGTCGTAAGTTTACTGATAGCTCCGCTGATATGCCATACTACTACATGGCACATATGTGGGGCGCTGGCAATGCTCCGAGAATTGCTAAAGCGCTGCAAGTGAACAGAGATGTGCCGCTTGCTAGTGTGATTATGCCTACGAAGCTGCCCAATGGTAGAGTTGTTGATGGTGCTACCACGTTAGCTAACAACAACATACCGTTGAATATGACCGTTGGTCAGTACTTCGATAAGTTGGCAACAGAGAAGGTAGCACCTTGGCATTCGGCTGCACTCAGATACATGGATGCGCCACAGACACAGACAGCAACAGCAGACGCCAACGCTCCGCGGCCTCCTGCTAATGTGCCACAGGGTGCTAACTACGCCTCACCGCGCACAGGTTATAGGTTCCGCGATGAAGCTAACATGGTTAGCGTTCCGTTTCCAGATGGCAGTGGTCGATCGTTTGTTGTGCATAGAGATGCAGCACCTATAGCCGACAAGTTCATTAGTCGGCTGTATGAAGCTGGTGCGCCGATTGGTAGCATTGGTGGTTATGCACCTAGAATGATAGCTGGCACACGTACACCTAGTCAGCACGGCTTCGGTATGAGCATTGACGTTAATCAGAGTAGCCGCAATCGTGTTAGCGCTCCGTTCACTAAGTGGGTGCAAGCTAATCCGCAGGTGTTAGGTCAGATACTCAGTGATCTAGGCATACGTAGTGGCGGCGATTGGCGTCGTCCTGACTTCGGTCACTTCGAGTTTGGACCTGAAGCGTTAGAGATTGAGCGTGGTGGCGGTACTACAAAGGTAGCTACACCTGCTACACCACAAACACCGCCGCCGCCTCCGCGTCTACCTAGTGAAGAAATGCGTCCGTTCGCTGGTGAGAAGGTAGCTACATTCAATGCACCAGCAGCAGGACAAGTTGCTGTGATGGGTAATAACAAGCCGATTGTTGAGAAAGGAGCTATACCTAGTACAGCTATTCCCGGCTTGATAGCTGGTATGAAGCCTACAACTGTGCCTAAGCAACAGATAGCTGCTCCGACTACTCCTACTGTTGTACCTACTACGGCACCTGTGCCTGATGAAGCTACTGCTACAACTAATCAACCTACTCCGCAGGTAGCATCGGAGCGTGAGCAACCTACACAAGCTATACCTGCTCCTACTCCGCAGCAAGTGCAGACTGATAGCGGTTATACAGCAGATGATATGGACGAGCGTGCTGCTACGCGTCTATCTAAAGATGAGCAGATACCGCTGCCTATTGCCAAACCGCCGCAGAGTGCTGCAGGGATGCGTGGCTTACGTGATGTACCGCCGGGAGTGGTAGTACCTCCTGCTGGTGATGTACTAGAAGCACTCGGCCAAGGTGCACGTGATATACGTGGTGCTGCTGATGACTTGCTAACCAAAGGCGGTGAGATAGCTGGTGACATTGGTTGGGCTGCTGGTGATATACTCAAAGGACCGGCGAGTGTAGCACGTGACATACGCTCAGTCGATCCTATGACACAAGTGGTGCAAGGTGCTGGTGATCTAGTAGGTGATGCTACTACTAAACTGCTTGAAGCTCTTAAGCCCGTTCCTATGGAGCCTTCATACAATGTACCGCCGCAGGTGCAGCGTATGATGGAACAGCGTTCAGCACAGCAAGCACCTCCTGTGTCTACACCTACACCTCTACCTGTGCCAGCACCTAAGGTTGCTGAAGCTATCTACGACACACATAGCGGTGGTGCTGCGCCTGACTTCGATCCTTCAGCAGCAGGAAGTGGTCCTGACGTACTATCATGGATTAAGAACCTGTTTAAGTCTACTCCACAACAACCTATTCCTACTACTGCTGCACCTGTTGCAGTTGGCAAGGTGAAGGCAGAGATGCCCGGTGGTACGCCGATCATAGTACAGCAACCGCCACTCAATATACAGCCTAAAGGTGCTGTCGGCGCACTACCACAAGCTCCTGCTGGCACACAGTTGCAGCCGGGACAGGTAGATGTGCAGTACGATGAGAACGGCAACCCACTGTTCAAGATGGTAGAGTAGCTATGCCTAATGCTGAAGGCTACATGACTGCGGAGGAATTTCACGAGCAGTACGGCGTTGATCCTACTCCGCTCGCTAAGCCTCCTACTGCAGAACGTGGCACACTTGCTCGCTATGGCGGTGATATAGCTGCTGGTGCGCTGTCTGCATACCCATCATGGGCCGGTGTACCTGAGACTATCTATGCAGGTGGTCAGGCGTTGTACAACTCGTTCGCTAATGACACAAAGTTCATGGACGAGTTCGGTAAGTCCATGCAAGTTGAAGGTGCACAGAAGAACATCACAGATCATCTCAACCTGAAAGCGCAGCAGATTGCACAAGCTAACCCTGACATGAGTGAAGATGAAGTCTACACAAAGTTGAAAGAGTATCAGGACAGCAAAGAGTTTGAAGACTTCTCACTCACGCAGTTGAAGGGTGGGATTGGTATAGCTGCCAAAGCACAGGACATATCACGTGGTGTAGTAGGCGACACGCGTACAGAGAAACAAAGAGATTGGACAGACAGCGCTGCAGAGATACTAGGTGCTTCACTAGTCGGTGGTCCTGCTGGCATACCTGCTAAGATCGGCACTGCTGCAGCTAAGAATGTAGTCACTCGTGCGCTACTTAATAACCCTGTTAGCAGGATGGGTATTAAAGCTGTTGAACTGACTACTCCTGTCACTATTCCTTATACTCCTATCAACGTCGCAGCTAACGCTGCCGTTGGTGTTGGTATAGATCAAGCTGTACGTGCTGCACAGGGTAAAGATACAGCGTTCACTCCTGCAGATGACGGCGCGGGCGTTGGTACATTAGTTACTAGCGCTGCTACTGTTGCTGGCATGGCTGCATTTGTAGCTGCTATGCGTGGTAGGCACACACAAGCGCTGCAAGCTAACACTGGCGATCTAGTGAAAGCGATGGAGAGCATGCCTTCCATCGACACACGCGTAGCTCCGCAGCCAAAGACAGGCGAAGCTATCATCACAGGTACGAATGAGCAACAGCTTACTGCTCCGTCTGCACTAGAGGATAAGAGTGCTCTTGTGAGTGGGTTCTCTAGGCTACGCAATCAATACATTGGGCAAGGCTCGTCGATGTTGCAGGAGTTGAATGTACATAGACCAGCAGAGCGGTTAGATAGTGAAGCGTTGTTTAGGTCTAGTACAGGTCCAGTGCTAGAAGACATTGTTCGGCAACAGACAGAGCTAGCTACGCACGACCTATTTGCAGCTATACAAAGTGCACCTCCTGCCAGTGCTCGTGCTGCTGAAGCTGGCATGATCTTCTCTACTGTCAAATCTCGCTACGATAGGATTGAAGATGCACTGGTTGATCGCATTGCTAGGATGAAGACTAAAGGTGACGAGTACAAGAATGCCGTCGCTGACTTGAAGCGCATACGCAATGACAAAGATGAGAGCGCACGTATAGCGTTGCCTGATATACCGCGTAGTCAAGTCGATGCATTTGCTATGGCCTACAGGAATAGCACTGATCCTGCTGTTGTGCGTATTAGAGATGCACACAAAGCATGGGCGGATACTGTCATCAAGAATGAGGTGCAGAGTGGCAGGATGAGCCAAGGCTATGCTAATGAGTTGCGTAGACTTGATGAGTTCTACACACCACTAATCTCTGATCCTCTCGGCGGTGTTACTGGATTGGAGCGTATACGTCGCAGTGTTGTACGTAGTGTTAAGCGAGCGCAAACTGAAGGCATTGAAGGTACTGGTAGTGCGCTGAGTAGGGAAAGTCCTATTCGTGAGTTAGCACTAGAGGTGCCTAAGGTCGATGCTAACTTGAAAGCAGAGACACGCATTACTGCAGCTAAGAACCCACGCTCAGCTATACTAGAGTATACGATCAACTCACATCGCGGCTTAGCACACCAAGATGCACGTAATCAGTTTATCAGGAAGTTCGCCACTAATCCTGATGGCAGTAAGTCAGACTTTCTCAAGAACGGCTACATGAGGGTTGAACCTAATCCACACACAGGTAGACACTGGACCGATGCTCCTGATGTACAGAAGAATGACAAGCTACGCGCACTGATGGACAGCCCACGCTATGTGCCTGAGTGGCAGAACGGGCGAATGCGTCTGTGGGAGTTCGGAGATAGTGAGCTAGCTCTAGCACTACGGCATGACCCTGTGAAGATGAGTGGGTTAATGCAGAATGCACAGAGTACTAGCAACTGGTTCAAGTACTTCACTACTGGCGCGGGCAATCCTGTCTTTGCCGTGAAGGGTGCGTTGTACAACATCATGATGCAGATGTTGTTCCGCCCTGCTGATCGTGCTTATGGTACACTTAGCTACAACATGCACAAGTTCTTACCTGCTCCGATTGCTAAGTACATCGGCGGCATGATCTTAGACCCCACTGTGCTAGTCACTGCGCCCTATCATGCACTTGCTAGTATAACTGAGTTCATGGTGTGGGCAGGTGCACGTAAGGTAGCTGACGCGTTGAAGGCACAGTTGCCATTCAATGCATTTAGACAGATGGTTGGTGAAGCTACATATCAAGCGATGGTCAAGAAGGCTGTACAGATCGCTGCATGGACAGAGAACTTCGCAACGCTGAAGATGATGCGCGGTGGTGCTACTCATGGCATTAGGTCTACGGACAATGTAGCACATGTGCGCGATGCCTACGCGATGATAGGCGAGATGATGCCTCAGACTATGCGCGGTGCTTATGCATTCTACAAAGGCTTCCTTGATGCTATCTATCTAGGCGGCTCGCGGCCATACTACACGCAGAACCACTATCTGCTGTCAAGGCAGTATGGAGGTGCTAACAAGATACCGAAGAATGAGATAGTACGACTGATGCATGAGACACGTACTGTCGGTGGTGATATGTCATTAGTGCCAGCCGCTAAGGGCGCACGTGATCTGGAAGCTGCGTTTCCTTATCTATCACAGACCAAGTTAGGAACGTATCACTTGCTGCGTAACATGTTTGGTCCTGAGACTGCACAGTATGTACTACCACGACTGGCGATGATGACGACTGCTATGGGTGCTGGCTTCTACTGGCGCACCTATTGGAATGAAGAAAGCCGCAAGCAGTTGTGGCAGCGTAGACCTGAGTATGATCGCTACAGGATTATAGATATACCTAGTCCGCAGTTGTTGTGGGCATGGGCCAATGGTGAGAACCCTGCATACAATCGCAAGCTCTACTACAGCATTACATTGCCACCTGACTTGATCGGTGTTGTAGCTGGCACTGTTGGCATGATGCAGCAGATGGGCATGATACCTGCTGATGCTACACCGAAGAAGATACTGCCTGATGTACCGAAGCTGTGGTTGGAGAGCTTGACACCTGCTATGCCACCACTACTGCAAGCAGCGCTTGGCATGGGTGGTATTAAGCTAGACCCACAAGGTGCTGATACTAGAGGCGGCAACATCTTCCGCACTGCTGGCAATGTGTTCCGCGCTGGTCCACAAGCAGAGAGTGCTACTAACTTAGGCCAGCTTAGCAACTCTACTGTGGCGATAATGAATGGGTTGTTTGGTGCTATGGGTAGCTACTTAGCTAGCAGCACTGACATACTACTGCATGCATCTAAGTTCAACACCTCTATAGACGGCAAGCAAACACTACGGCAGTCAAGAGATTTCTCTGCAGGGTTGCGTGCTGCTACAGGCGCGTTCGTTGAGCGTGCTGCTAGTGGTGCACCTGACGTACCGCTCGTGTGGCAGAACGAAGACAAGTACCGTGTCACTACACCAGCATGGCAATATGTAGCAGCGAACAATAACAACATTCGCTCTATCGTTGGCATGAGGAATGACGCTGTTGGTAAGGCTGCAGCACGTAAGCGCCAGCTAGCGGGGCAGGTAGGTGGTATGCCTGAGCAAGCGTTGACAGATGAAACGCTAGTGCAAGTTGCTAATATCATCAACGGGTATCAGAACCCTAGCGGTGTACTCGGTAAGCTGCGGCAGCAGTACCGCGATCTGAGTGCACAGAATAGGTCGCTGACTGTAGCATATAACCTGCCGCAAGATGAGAAGCGGCAACGACAGAACAATGTCATAATGAAGATGCAGGATAATATGCAACAACAGCATCTAGCTGTGAAGTACTTGGAGCAGGTGATTGGTCAGCAGTTCGGACAACAGTTAGCACCGCGTCTACGTGGTCGTCCTGTAACGATAGAGACAATAGATCAGATGATGCGTGAGAGCTTTGGTAGTCCTGCGCCGCAAGCTGGTGAGCAACCTGCGGCGCAGTAGTCTCTACCGAATGTCCACTTGTTTGATCTTCTTAATCGTACTCCACCTGTGAACACCGTCATCTCCCGGCACACTAATGCCGCACTCAGCCGGGATGATTAGTTGTTTACCACTTATCAGCATCGGTGTCTCTGCGTGTTTGACCATGACACGTAGTGCTTGCTTAGCTACGTCCTTGCGCGCAATTCCAATCAAGCCATCATGGGTGTTAAGTGCTACTCTGGCCTTACCTTTCGGCCATTTGTCATCATCGTGACACTTATATATGACACGACATATGTGGTCGCCTATAGTTGACTGTGGGAAGAAGGCGACAATGGCTTCGGTACTTTCCTCAGTCACCGGAATTAATTGAACGTATCGCCTTCCGTATGCGTTATAGATAGCACGGTCGTGGCGTACTCGCTCTAGGTCCGCTGCCCAACCAAGCTTCAACTCAGGTGTCAACTTGTGGTACTTGACAAACGCCTCACTTGCTGTAGAGAGTGGTAGTCCAGTTGTTAGAGCTAGACGATCAGGCATCATTCGGTAGTTAAGACCATGACGACAGCGCTTAGCAATGTACCTGATAGTGGGCTTCCCCGCCATGTCCACGCTGTACTTAATGCCATCACGCTTCGCGGCAGCTTCGTCCAAGGGGTAACGGTCGAAGGCGGGAACTTCGTTGTACGGTACATCGAACATGTCACTGGCGAGTGCGCGATGACAGTCGTAGCTGCCGTCGCGCCTCGCTCGCTCAAACTGCTCAATCCATGTAGCGATGTTGTAGCGCCAGCCCACTACACGAGCCTCCGCTTGGGAGCCGTCGATGTAGACAAAGCAACAATCAGGGTCAGCGATGAACATCTCTTTAGCGCGGTCAGGAATGTTCTGCAGATTGCCACCGCTACCCCACAGCGTTTGAGCGCTACTCAGTCGTCCCGGCGCAGAACGTACTCCGGTCTGCCTGTAGTCGCAGCGCATCCTATTGTCAGCGTCAGGCTTCGCGCTGGCGTAGACTGAGTAGAACTTGTCGTCTTCTATGTATGCGTCAACTGCGTTAAGCACAGCACGTGCCGCAGGTGGTGTGCGTGGATGCTTACGCATTAGTTCACGGTTAGTTGCATCGGTGCTTGTACCTCTGCCCACTAGCTTCAGCTTACTGAAGTACAACTCTGCCATCTGCTTAGGTGAGTTAGGGTTAGGAGTGTAGTTTGCGTCACCCACAGCTACACGACAGGCTTCGTAGAATGCAGCTAACTTGTGCTGCAAATCGTCATACAGGTTCCCCGGTGTGTTTTGGTCGAGCATGTGTTCGCGTAGTTTCATATCATTCAGCACACCGCCGACAGTCATCAACACTAAGTGTGACTGCAGACGCATCACGTGTTCAAAGTAAAACTTGTCAAGCTTTTGCGTGCGTAGCTCCGCAATGATGTGTGCATTCGACGCAAGTGTGAGTGCACAGTCTTTACCGTTATAGTTCCAGAAGTTATCCACACTACCTGTATGTCGCCACTCGTCTTTCTCGTTCTTGTAGAATGGGTGTGTAGTGTACTGCTTAACGATAAATCCGAGGTCATGCGGCATGGTAGGGTAGAGAACATGATGACCAAGCATAGTGTCGGAGTAGGCTGGCTTACAACGAATACGGTCCTTAAACCATAGCCACGCCATATCGAAGCCTCCATTCTGCCACACCACGCGTACAGTCGGCGCAGTGTATAGCTGTTGGAGCCGACGACGTATTTCGAGTTCTTCCTGTACATTGTATAGGTTCTTTTCTTCGTCACGGAACGCAATGCACATCGCTTCATGCGGTGAGGAAGCAAGGCCGATGCAAGCTGTCTCGTTGCTGATAACTTCAATGTCCGATGCAATGGGACTAGTAGATGTTTGGCACATACGAATATAACTGATCGCGTCTTTAGCTTTGGGGTTGATATGTACATTGACAGCATGGGGTTTGAACTTGCCTAAGATCACTGGTCGGAGTTTATCAGATATGTCCATGTCGAAGATGATGTGTGCCATAGGATCGCGGGCGCAGAACGCTGGATTGAATGTGCACACAGCAGTGACAGGGCGATTGAGTGTTGTACATTCTAACACACTGCCACGCCAGTTAGTGATACCTTTGCGACCTGTAAGTGCTTCAACAGCGTAGTTGCCTAGCAACAGTACGTGTTGCAGGTTAGGCAGTTGATCTAACTCCCACAGTAGTAGCTCCTGCCACGCTGTTAACTCGTGCTTGCCTACTGGTTTGCGGTTTATGTCTGTGTCGAATGCTACTTGACGCTTGACTACGTTGGTGACGTAGCACTCGTGACGCTTGACTTCAGGTACATATGTGCGGATAGCTTTCCACAGTATGTTGCCAGCACCTCCGATCAGCGGGATGCCTTGTACTATTTCGTTGCGACCGGGAGCTTCAGCTATCACTGCTAATGTTGCATTGACAGTGCCTCCCATTGCACACTCTACTACTAAGCCGGCAGTCTGTGCTTGTAGTGTGAAGCGCTCACGTAGTTCTGCAGTGTTCATGTTGGTGTTCCTAGCCAGAAGTTAATAGTTATGGTGCCATCATAAAGCTCTCCGTCTTTATAAAGGCGAGCGCCTGATATGTCCTGCGATACTGTCCACATGTGCCACTCTACAGGTTTAATTAAGCCACACCAAAGCAACACCTGATATGTCCATCGCCGCAATGTAGTCATGTCACTTCCTCCGCTTCCAACCCATTGACTTGAGCGATGTAGCGAAGCTGCGTTGGTCAGTTACTACAGTAGCATGTTTAGCAGCACGAGTAAGACCAGTATAGAAGTTAGGACGGCTAAGATTAAAGAACGCACATGAAGCCATGCAGTAGATGATGTTGTCATACTGGCTCCCCTGACACTTGTGAGTTGTCAAAGCGTATGCAAGTTCGATAGCCTTTCGCGGGTCGTAGTGATAGTGAAAGCGTTTGCGTAGGTTGTAGTCATTGATACGTGGAGGTAACTCTACCACTCTGTCACCGAAGTCGATCTCCAATACACCATATTCGTCGATGCTGTTAATGCGTCCGACTTCGCCGTTGAGCATCTGCTTTGTGTCTGGACACGGTATGAAGCTGCCGATAAGACCCACGCCGTTACCGTCATACTCAGTGAAGCGCTCAGTGTAATCACGCAGATCGTAACTGTTCGTGTTGCATACGACCTTATCTCCGATGCTAACAAAGACACGGTTCTTTACCTCCCACTTGTTCCTAGGTAGCTCTGTCTTGCCGGGCATCTCAGGATTGAAGCGTGTTTGTAGTATGCTGTTAAGACGCACAGTGCCTATGTCAGACTTGCGTGCTGGTGAGATGATTTGATTGTTCAAGTCACACCAGTCAATAGCTTTGTCACCACCTAGCTGACCATACAAAGAGTGTAACACTGCGTCGTGTGTTATTACTTTAACATCTTCGTTGCTGGTGAAGAACTGACCGCGGGTTATACGTCGAGCAGCTTCAATGATACCGTTGCCTTCAGCTTGACGATAGATGTTGTTGAGCGTGAAGGTGTTAGGCATCTCCAAGCAGCGTTGGAACGGTGATGTAGGGTCAGCTAGCTCGTTGTTCTCTATAGGGGGTAGCTGCCGTACATCGCCAAACACGCGTAGACAACCGCCAGTGCGAATAGCACTAACAAGATCACGATGCAGTCCTGTACTGACCATTGCATATTCGTCAACTATGATGAACTTCTCGTCTAGTGGACGCGTACGTGTGCGGCTAGGCTGACTGACGCTGGTAGCTTCACCAGTTTCTTCGTCAACGTCAGGACGATTGAACTCTAGCAGCTTGTGGATTGTCTGTGCAGGGTAGCCCGTTGCTTCACGTATACGTCTAGCCGCCTTGCCTGTAGGTGCAGCTATCGTGAAGCTAGCACCTTGTTCTTTGAGTATGTCACATGCGCGCTTGATGATTGTAGTCTTGCCAGTGCCCGCTTCACCTGTTACTGCTACTAGTCTCTTAGTAGCGTCAGCACACATCTCTACAGCGAGCCTTTGCTCTAGGTCCAACTCCATCGTATGTCCTTTCAGCGCTAGGTTTCGCGCTTAGTTATACATTGTATAGACAACGCCGCGCATTAGTGGGGATACTCACTCCTACGCGGCGTTGCTCCACACTTGTCAGCTAGGTGTTTGCAATACCTATTGCTGAATAGGGATTAGCCTAGCCAACTTGCGTAGCTCCGTCCTGCTCACCACGCTTGGTGGAGATGATTTCGTGCTTAACACGTGTCAGCCCCATGTCCGCGTAGTCAGGAGTATCCATGAACTCAATCACTTTACGAGCGTCAGTGATGATACGCTCGACTTTCAGCTTCGCACCCTGAATAGGGTTGCCACTCTCGTCAACAACCTTGATGAAGAAGTGGAATGTGCGCTTCTGAGGTGCACGGTTAACAGGCTTCTTTGCCCCTGCGGGGCGTGGCATTGTTGCCATGATGCAAATACCTCTTGCAAGAGTTACAGGAAAGTGCTAGGTGGCGTTATTGCCACCTAGCTATAGTGTGGTAGCACACAGGAGTTAGAGAGGCAACACCTGTCCGACTTCCGCACGTGGGTTCTTCTCCAAGTCCTGCCCCATGCGGATACGTGCACGTGCCTCACGACCAACGAAGTCGTTAGGGTCGATGCTGCTAGACATGGGTACACCGAATGCCTTACAGGTATTCTTCATACGCCAGCGGTCAGCCGGTATGTCACGCGACACAACATTGAGTGTGAACGTGAGTGCATCAACACCGTCACCGGGATCGAAGTCAGCAGGGAACTCGCTGCTAGGAACTTGCAGTGTCAGTGTCAGCATAGGATTACCAGATGATGCAGCAACCTTGTCTTGAGCAGCAGTACAGACTGCTTTGTACTCACCAGCAGGAAGTTGCGGGGGAGCTTCGGCGTCTGCTATAGACTGACTAAAAGTTAACAAGCCCATGTTGGGCCTCCTTTCGTTACAGCGGCACTTGTAGTTATACACACTATAGTAGAGCTAACAAGCCGCTACGGTTAGCTCAGTGTGTATTCGGAATAACTAGGGCTAGTAGGTCTTACTTAGGAATGGAGAGCTTCTTGTGTCCACCATCTACGAACGCACTCCACCACGTAGCTATACCTGGCCCTGTTTGGTTGTTGGAGTTGTACTTCCACTCGAAGTTGGTCGCTGCAGTCATGTCGAACATACGACTTTTCATCGGTGAGCGGAAGCGTTCTGGACGTATAGCAATGTAGCGTTTGCCAGCATGGTCACGAAGGTTCCACACCTCGCTTATGTCCTTACTCGTGATGTTCGGCAGTTGTCCACCGAGCAGCATCCCGACGCTGATGATTGCACCGTCGTTATTACGATCAGCGTCCTTCTCGTGCGTAATGAAGATCACGTGCTTGTTAAGTGCACCTGTGATACGGAGTACGTTGGAGATAAGAGAAGACACGCAGATATTACGCAGACCATACCCATTGAGGCCGGGTTGCTCGATGCTAGACTTAGGAGCGACACGTACGGCGTACTGAAGGGCGTGTTCGCTGAACTTGGTAAGGCTATCGACTATCAAGGTGTCAAAGTCAGCCAAGAGCGTATACAATGTATACGGGTCAGGCTTCATACCTTCCTTGACAATATCGACGCTGCTTTCTTTAGAGAGATTGATACGATGCCAGTCGGGCATGTTGCGAATACTCATGTCACCATCAGGGTCTAGCATGAGAAAGAGTTTGCGACCGGGGGCTGTTGCTGCGAGTGTTGTCTTACCACTACCGCTGTCACCCCATAGGATGCAAGAGAAGCGTGCAACGGTGTCAGTTGGATGTTCTATCTTTAGTTCCACTTCTGTCTCCCTATTCTTCACATAGTATAGCACATGTAGGAACACATGCAAGTTGCAGCTATAGCAGGTTGTCTTGTTCTAACGGCGACCACCGTTCTGTTACCATCTCATTGTCGAAGATGTGCTTACGCCGCTCACGTGTCTCTGTACACAGCGGGATTAGTGAGCAGCTACGGAAGTAACGGCTACATGAGTGAGTGTACATCGGTGCGTTAGTAGGATCGGCTTCATAGCGATCTATCATCTCTAACGTGTGTTCTACCCACAAGAACCATTCGTAGAACGACGCACCGTCACGGTGTGTAGGGTAGCGCATGATGCCATCGCTGTAGCTGCTAGCTTTTGGTACTGGTATCTGTAGACCCCACATGGTTACATCATGGATAGGCATACCTAGGACAGTGGACATAGCTATGCAGTAGCCAGTGACTTGATGACTAGTGTCGAAGCTAGTACTCCATACGGTGTCTATACGACTGCCTGTTTTGTTCTCATGTACTGCAGGTGTCTTGTCACTAGGACGTAGTGTGTCTATGCACACTGCGTCAACGCGACCTATTAGACGGATGATAGGTGTGCTGTCATCCTTATATAGCGTTACATCAAAAGGTACTTCAACGCCTATCTGTTTAGCTTCACTATCGCAGATAGGAATGAAACGACCAAGTGGGTAGCGTTGTATGTAGGAGATAGCAGCGCTCTCAAGGTTAGCTTGCGTGCGTTTGTTGTCACGTGGATCGTCATGGTAGCCACTAGTTTCTAGCAAGCTGAGTGCCATCTGCATACAGCGTGTCTCTGCATCTTGACTATTGTTGAAGTAGCGCATAGCTTGTTCCCAACGTCTAGGCTCCTGTGGTGTGTTGAATAGACGCTCCGCGTAGACGTTGACTGCTTTCAGTTTCACAGGAATGTAGTCAGCCTGAATGTTTGGCTCATTGGGTATACTTGTTAGTAAGTCAAATAAGCGTGCACAAGCAAACACATCATGCATAGCGCGACCAGCTTCCAAAGGTAATACACGCTCTACCCCGCTAGGCAAATGTTTGCCGTGCCAGTTGTGAATGAGGCCCCATCGCGGGCAAACATTAACGGCAGACAACGTAGAGTAGTCTACCCAAGGCAGCGTCTTATCTGTAGTCGGTTTGATTAGCATTGCTCTCACCCTTGGCGTGCTTTATGCACAATGTCTCATATGTCTCTTTGGTTAGCTCACTATCAGGCGTCAGCAATGTACGTATAGCACCATTGTCAAAGTCCTTTAGTGCTATGAACTTGCCACATACATCACAACGGTTCCACACACTCATGGCGCTAACTCAAAGTGGTTAGCTGCAAAGTAAGCAGCGCTGACTAGCCATTGGTCAGAGTGGTCCTGTGGATTGCGAGCGATGTAATCACCGGCTTTCGGTGAGCCATGTTTCTTGTCGAACACAGATACGCTTATGTCAGTCACATCTTCACCGACGATGTATGGACGCAGTTCGGCGTATGCTCTGCGTGTGTAGCGTTTGAACTCACTCATTGTGCTGCTCCTACTACTACGTCATGCCACACAAGTTCACTGCCGTACTCAGGATGACCGTGTATGGCTAACATGTCGTCCATGCTATCCCACGCAGCAGTGCTGCCTCTAGCTGTCAGCCAACGGATAGCTACGCGACCATCGCTGAAGACTACACCCTCAAACTGCGGCTTGTCAGGATCGTTCTTCTGTTCAGTGGTGTGTGGCGCATTGGACATGTCGCGCCTGTACATTGTGAATGCTCTCATTGTATGTCCTCATTGTCAGGGTGGAATTTCTTACGCACTAGTTCAAAGTCATTCTTCAACTTAGCACCAACTGTTGCAATGTCAGCGACGATGTTAGACATTGTGTTGATGGTGCGAGCGA